CGGCAAATAAAAAATTAGACCAATCCACCTGCACTAGTTGCAGCAGTGGCGGTCCAAATTGCACGTCGCCGATGTATAGCGGATAGGTCATGCCGATACAGTCATACCACTGGCGCATCTGGTTGCGCGGCGTGGTGTTAAGCACCTCGAGATAAGTGGTGCTGAGTGTGATTGTCTGCATCGCTCGACCGCGCACGTTGACAGGCTCTTTGCCCGTCGTGTCGGTATGGTACTCGCTGTTGAGCGTAAACGCGGTGGCGAGGTTGTTAAACGGCACAACCTTGGTGGAGTGCACCAGAAAGCCTTTGTGCCCCCACTTAGCCATGTATTGTTGACTCATATCGCCACCTCCTACCTTATCCAGTTAACGTATCCAGGGAACGTTCCCTGATAACCCCCGGCACCGTTTGGATAAATCTCAAGATGCAGATGCGGCCCGGATGAGTTGCCGGTATTGCCGCTCAAGCCGAGTAACTGCCCCTGCGAAACAGTTTGTCCCTCGCTCACATTAAGCTGCGACAGATGCGCGTATCGTACTTGATATCCGTTTGGCTGCTGGATCAGCACGCTATTGCCGTATGTAGCAAGCTCGTTAGGTCCATACTGTCCATAACCGCGACCATCCCAATGGGTTACCTGGATAACCGTGCCACCGTCAACAGCAACAACTCGGTTGCCGGTCGACACCTTAAGATCGCCTGCGTTATGCGTATGCCATGCGTTATTATTGGCATACGATCCAACAGTCGCATATGGCGTATCAGGGCAAGGCCACAGCCATGTTCCGGTTGCTACCCCGGCAGCGCCGCCAGTGCTCACTCCCTGACCTGCCGAAGTGACAGGACCGACATAATCTTTGAGCTGACTGTAATACTCATTGGCGGCATCAATACGCCACTGCCAATGCACAATGCCGTTGTTATTGACATCGCGTACAGTGCAGCCCTCGTAGTATGTCAGCCACTGATCTGTGGCTGTCCAAACGTCAGTAAGATTCTTATAATTGCTGAGATTAGCCTGATATGCTGGCAGGTTGAACTCGTAAATCAGGAAATTGAGCTGGCCTTCCAGCGTGCGATAATCATAGCCGTTTTGATTACACCAGTTAATAAGATTATCTTTACGCGCTGCAGAGCCGGGACCGGTATTTGTCCACTGGCACAACCCGTAACCGCCGAAACCATCAACCTCGTATTTATCAGGCTCAAGCCCGCTTTCTGCGTCCATATTGCCCATGATCCCGGCAATAGCGGCCTCAGAAAACCCGTGCTGGCGCAAAAACAGCCAGATGATCTGCGCGTTACTCAGGCCAGAATTAAAGAGATCGCCGGTGTAGTAGCCGTTAAGGATGCCGCTGAGGTCAACGCCTTCCTCCGGCTTACTCAGCCACCCCTCGTCTTCCTCGATACCGTCCCACCACTCTCGCAATGTGATCGTGGCCTCGACAGACAGCATCGTGCCAGCGCCCACAACCTGATAATTCTTCCAGTCAACGCTCTGCAGCTGCAACAGCGGCGGGCCAAATTGCTGTCCGCCAATGTAAAAAGGCCACACATCCTCCATAAGGTCATACCACTCATGCATTTGTGCCTTTGGATCGGTGCCAAGGTATGTGGCGTATTGGGTGTCAAACGTGATCACCTGCACCTTGCGGCCTGTGGTATTGGTCGGCTCTGTGCCACTGGTGTCGTAGTTGTTGCCATCTTTGAGCGCGTAGGACGTGGATAGGTTCTTAAACGGTACAGTTTTACCCTCAGAATAAAGAAAGCCCTTTGGGCCCCATTTAGCAAAATAGTCACCAGCATCGGTGACTATATGATCGTCATATCTGCCCAATTACCTCACCATCTTTCCCAGGACAATGCCAGTGCCGTCCTCAAAGACGGCAAAAGCGACAATGTCACCAACCTTGAGCGCTGGCAATGGGCAGCCGTCATAATGGCCCTCGGTGCAGGTGCATGAGCAGGTCACGTTGTTGCCGCAAGGCCGCCATTGATTATCCAGTGGTGGGGATACCGTGTCCTCAGAATTGTAGGGCTTGACAGCGACTTGATCGCCGACAAATGAGGTTACTATGCCCTTCATGATTTCAGCCATTAATATCCCTCCGGTGGTCTGCGGAAAAACATCTTGCTCTCACAGTTGGCGTAATCGTTGCGGATATGATGCAGAAAAACCTGACCATTCCAGCTTTCAACTTTGGCGTTTTTGATCACGGCGCAGCTGCCAGCAGCGTATCCAGGCATCACATAGCCTTTGAAATAGCCTGTAATGTTATTTTTATTAGCGCGACGCAGCAGGTTTTTAGCAAAGCGCTCGGCCTCGGCATTGCTGCCGACGTAAAACCAATCTTTAGGCTTGAGCACGGCAGACAGGCCGTTCCCAGCATCATATGTGCCGGTATAGCCTCCGCGCTCGACCAAACAGCTGCCGTAGCCATCGTTGGTGTTGTCTCTGTAGTCAAATTCCACATTAGTGGATAAATTGAGAAACTCACTTGGCCCAAGACGCTCATACAAGAACTCGTTGTACATAATGAGCTTGTTGTCGCACATAATCAGCGCGCAGCCCTCAAGCGCGGCACGGAAGTTGAGAAAGCTAAAGTCGTCCTGATTGCTCTGCAGGATGTACTCATAGAGCTGGTCCTCCACGTCGTAGCTCTCAAAGGTCATACCATGTCTTCCTGCAATTTCTTCGCCCATCTGCAGCAGTCTGACCTTTTGCCAGGCCTTGTTGCCCTTTTCGCGATAAGTTGGCGGCGCTGCTGTAATCTTGATGTCAAATAAGCCATTGCGTGGCTTGCACTCATAGACGTACATCTTGCCTGTGCCTATCGGCCCATAGGTGATAGCCATCTCATCGCCGTTCTTCGGCGCCCACTGATCCCAGATGCCTGTGACATCGTTGACAACGACGTGAGCGCTGTCTGCTTTGTCGCAGGCATACATATCGTGATAGCAGGTATAGATGGAGACGCTCTTGGTGATGTCCACGCCCTCATATGTGATCTGGATCATGACGATCGCCTCCACGGTGGCAGGGTCTCAGGGACTTCCTTGTTCTCAAGGATTGGGATCCGCAGCTCTACGGATTCCTCGAAAATCAGCACGTCGCAGTAGTCGGGGTTGGCGTCGATGATGTAATTTGCATAGGTTTCCTCGGCGTACTCCTTGAGCGCGGTCTCCCAGGAGGCGATGCCCTCCTCGAGCGTGATGGACTTGTCGGTGAAGGCGCCGCCG